TTGATAATTATATTTAAAATGGATAGTGTTATAAACTCTATCATCAACACTACGAATTGTAGCGGATGTACCTGAAAACAAACCAATAATTTGATTATTAGTATAATTAGCAAGGTTTACTAACTGTGTAGATGTTACATTATCAAGAATTGAATATGTAGTGTCTTTATACTGGACCTGAGAAGAAATACCCGCATTCAATACACCATCAGCTAATACTCTACCAATTAATGCAGATGTATCAGTAAATTGCATTGTAGCATTAACACTAATAGTTGTTGAGCCTGGCACACCAGTAACTGCAACTACTTGTGAATTTGATCTGTTGTTTGTCTGTAAAAAGATAACTTGATCTGTAGCATAGATACTTGAATCTGGTACAGTAATTACGTTACATGCGAAAGTTGTTCCAACACTTTGAGCAACAGATGTAATATTCAATGAAGTTGATGATGTAGTATCTGATGCTGATCCTGTTGCGAATGCTCCTGTAGTATTAGATACAAGTATTACACCAGTACTTACAGCGTTCACAATACCTGTAAACCCACCCTGTGTAATAGTATGACCAACTGAAACACCAGCAGAAGAAGAAACATTTAACTTCGCGAAATCGTAATAACCGTTACTGAATACTACTTTTTCTCTGATTTTGAACCCTTTACCAGCAATATCAGTGAATTGAATCCAATCTTCGTCAAGAGTATTAAAATAAGCTTCACCAGAACTAGCAGTAAATTCAGCTCTGAAAATTTCAAATTTAATATCTTCAGTTATAATAGGATCCCAAGTTCTATCATTAGATGATAAAAACAAATCACCAGTATCGTTATTTTCTGTTACAGGGGTTCCTGTAATTGTATCATTACCAATAGTAACAGTTGTACTACCTGTACTAGTATTTAAAATTGTTCCACCAGTATAATCTGCTGACCAAACTTCGAAACCATCACAGCCACCATCTGGAAGAAGAACGAAAGCGTATGATTTGTTAGACTGAAGAAATACTGGTGTAGCAAATTCAAACGCTGTTGGTGCAGAAGCGTTAGATGAAGAAGTTGGAAAAATACCAGTATCAAAAGGCGCAGCTGCCCATTCAGCGTATGTCACAACATTAGATCCATTATATGCATAAAGCATATCGCCTCTTGGTGGTATACTATTTTGAGAAAGTCTAGCTGATCCAAAAGGCACTACATTAGGTGTAGGAACACCATTTTCTGTTTCTCTAATTTCAAGAGTAATACCTCTACTAGCATTTACTGCTTTAAAGTAAACGTCAATTCTAGTAATATAAACACCTACCGGAGCATCCGCACCACCTGGTTCATTAATATAAAACGTCTGAGCAATTGGTCTCATGTAATTAATAGTCCTTTTGAATAATTATTAAATATTTATTGGTTTTGGGAATCCAAATTTTCCTCCAAATATCTTACTGATATTGTAAAGAATAACGAACAAACCAATCATAGAAAATTTAGTAAACCAACCTGGATTTGTATTATTGAATTTCGGTAGTTTGTTAATTAATTTGCTTACCGGAACGCCAACAGCCATAATTAATTTACCAACCTTATTGTCTGTTTCTCTACGACCAATCAAGAACTGCATATGTTCTGCCCATGGTGTTGCGATACGATGAGTAATTTTAAGAGTCAATTCGAGTTCACGTTGACGACGTTTTTCAGGATCACGAATCCAGAACATAACGTTTGGTGTATTGCCAGACATCCAGTTAACAACAATTGAAGCCCAACGAATATAACCCCAATATATATCAGCATTTTCTGACTGACGTAGATACTCACCAAACATATGATCAGCTTCGTATGTATCTTTATCCATTAATCCAAGTTCATAAAGCTTTGTACAAATAATAGTTCCACCGCCGCAACCGCAAGAATCGCCGCCACTACCAGGAGGTGGTGGTGGATCAGTATGTTCAACCGTATCTTTAAGGTTTTCAACTGACAACCCTGTAACAGTACGATCTAATGGTGTAGCATCAGCAAATGATACAGAAGCACCACGAACATTAAGAGCTGAACTACCTTGTGCATAAGTCAAATTAGAACCAAAAAATGTAACTCTGGCCATTGTTTGCGCTGTATCTAAACCTTGATTAAGAGTTGAAATATCAGTCAACATAAAATCATTATCTTGCGCTTTAAATATCCCTTCAGGAATATAAAACGAACCGTATATAGAACCATTTGAATCAGTGGTTAATTGACCGTCAATATTACTATATGTATTACCAATTTTTAGGTGACATTGAGATGTTACATTAACATTTCCAAAATAAGCATAAACTGTTGTTGTTGGTTTCATACCATGCGCTTCGAAGTAAATGGTAGATGCTTTTAAGAATGGTAAAATACCAATACTATTTACACCAGTAAATAATGGAAGATTTTTATCAGCTGTTGGGTTAACAACTAATTTAGTTCCAGTTGCCTGCTGTATTTGTGATTTTTGTTGAATAGTTTGAGACTTCGTAGTTGTATCTGTACTACCATCAGCATTTGTAACTGGTGGAAGCGTCGAAGAGGCGCCAAATAGTGTATCTGTAACAGTAGCGTCGCCTACGTTAACATAGTCATTATAACGAGTACCCCAACCACCAGCAGCCAAATCAACCCAATTAGATTGCATATCTAAGTCTTGTACAACATCAACACCCTTTGTAATATCTGGTGATATTGTTCCAGGAGGATCTAGTTTCAATGTACCATTGTAATGGTATAAACTACCACCAGCAACAAGTCTAGATTTATTAGCATATTTTTGGCTAATATATGAAACGAATTTATTATGATTAAGCATAATTAACTCACCATGTTTTACAACATCTGGTCCACTTCTGGTTTCATCAAACGCCATTGTAGCATTCATTGAATTATGTCCTGGTGTTAGTTTATTGTTTTCAATTTGAGCAAAAAAACCTGGATATTTTGTATTAGCAATATCGAAACCTGCGAATGGATCTACGAAAATACCGTTTTGGAATCTATTTTGACCAGTACTTGAACTTCTAACTAGAAGAGTAGATGCTCTCTGTTCTAGTAGAGATAATGAAGTATAGTATTCGATATTTTTAATTCTGTTATCTAATGAAGTAATATCCTTCATTGTATAACGTTTGATTTGCGACAATTTAGAAGTCATCGCATAGTCATATCTGTTTTTTGTTCTTGCTACATTAGTTGCGAGTGAAGGATATGGTGGTACATTAATAATACCAAGAGACATAGTACCGCTCTTTTCAAGAGGAGCTATTGGATTTACTATATCTGGTTTACCTTCTTCGATAACTATACTTCCGTTAGTATCAATTGAAACTCTATCGATACGTGCCTGATAATACTGCAGTGATATTTGAAGGTTAGAATCAGGTACTGGAAGATAAGGAGTTGTACTTGCAAATGTTACTGTAGAAACAGGATCTAATGTCGCGTATGAAATATTTTTTGTTACAGTAGCAGTTGTGTCAGCAATTGGTCTAAAATCAGCACAATCGCGAAGATCAAAATAAGAACCATTTCTTGCAGTAAATGTTGGGATATCTTCAATAGTAATTAATGAATCAGTTGGACCATTAACATCGTCAACAGGATAAGAATCAGCAAGGAAATATCCTTTACCGTTTGAATCACTGTATGTATAATGAGTCAATTGAACAGTAATTTTAGAATTTGATTTAATTGCATTAGATGCTGAGGAACCAGGTATTACTTTCAAATATGAAAGATCATAGTGAGTGTCTTGCTGACCATTATCTAATGTAAACGAGCTTGCATAATTAACGCCAGAAGTAACATAATCGTCACTGCTAATATACACTGCTTCAATAGCTACAGCATCTGGAATACCAAGACACCACGGACCATATACGCCACCTGGATTGCTAGCAGCAGTAATTTTTACTAATGTACCTTTGTTTAAAGTTTTTTTCTTTGAACCAGAACCGATATTAGTTCTAAGAACATTATAGAATAACTCAACTTGGAACGCTGTTACAGGAAGATCAGTTACATCAGATGGATTAGGATCTGTAACACCCAAATCGAATGTGGCTGTTCTACTTCCATTAGTAATTTCAATAGTTCTTATACCAAGTCCTGTAAATGATAATGGAGCGCCGATTGGGAATGATTTACGATGTGCGTGACTACCACCAGCGTTAGCAAATGGCTGATTAACTGTTATTGAATGATCACCAAGAATAGCAGTAATTAGTCTATCTTCATATGTACTTCCAGTCGTGTTAACTGAAATATAATCACCAACACGATATTCACTAGTAAATCTAGTATTAATATCGCCTGTTACAGCTGTTGTACTGGTAGAAGTTGTTACTGTACCAGTTTTTGAATATGTAAATCCATATGTAGCTGATACAATATGAAAATCTTTAATTTCACTATCAGAAAGAAAAATATTATCGCCATAAGGGAAAGTTTCCGATGCAGGATTTGCAGATGGTAAAGTTATTGATAATAGACCATCAATACCAAATTGTGGATTTGGTGATTGTTTTTTTCTATAAATGAAACTACCATTTGTAAAACTATCTGGCTTGATTGCTCTATTACCAAAACCAAATATCATACGATTATTTTTTGTATCATATAACTGTGCGGTATCGTTACCTTGGAAATCTTTTGAAGTTTTAACATCGCAAACACCAAGCACTGTTCCACTGTTATTTTTATAAACAATACTTCTAACATTTGCAGGATTTGCAGTTGGAGTAATATTGAATAGATATAAATTATACAGACAATCAGCTAATCCAGGTGTACCGCCAGCATATTTTAAACCTTTGACAAAAGCAGTACCAATTTTTGTTCCTGATGAAACGCCAACTCCTAGACAGATGTTTGAAGAAATAGCAGTTTTTGCTACGTTGTGAAGTTCGACCTGAATTATCGAAGAAGACTCACCAAACTCTCCTGCTAATTCTTGAACTTGAAAAAAGCTACCAAAATTTGCTGTAACAATTTGATTGAATGAATTTGCTGTATCAGTTGATTTTCTGATGTCAACATAATTTGTATTAATATATTCTACACGATAACCTTCAACATATGCTAAACCTTTAGATACAAGCAAATTGTTATGAGTTACAATACCATTTTGAATATACTGTGCATCTACAGGAGTATTTTTTGATGCTACTGAAACAGTGAATGGGCTTACAACAAAGTTACCATTTGTTTCGAAACTACGACGAGCAAGTTCAGCACCTAAAACTGAATATTGTGGTGTTTGTCTAAGAGTAACAGCAGCACCAAGCTTGAAATCAGCAATAGTAAAGAAACTGGCAGTATTTGCTTCGTTAGTTGTTCTTACTGTCAAAGTAGGAGCAATTTTAAGACGATCAGCGCCTGGTGCAGAATAGTTTGGCGAACCAGCAGCATTATCATTCAATGCTGTATTTGTTTGCGCTGTTTGAATTGATTCAGGAGCTTCAAAACCAACAGAAAGCTGGTCTGGCATATTTGAATAAAGATCGACAATAATAGTTTGTGGCGTTACATAAAGGAACGTACCTTTTTTGAAAATAACACCACTGGTTGTCGACATTGAGAACCCAAAACCAGTAACATTACCTACAGCTGCAAATGAACCTGTATTAACTGCAGCAGTCAATGTAGCAAGAGTCAATGTATTTGAAACGTTACGGATGATTAATGTTTCGCCTGGATCAAATGTGGTTTTTGGATTTCCGTTTTGATACTGAGTTGAATTCTGATACTTTACATAAAATGTATTAGTATTTGGTGCTTGAGAAATATATCCATTAGCACTGCCAACAATAAGCGCCTTCAAAGAATAGTCAGCGTTATATACGTAACTACCTTCATAGTTAGTAGGATTATATACTGAAAGGTTAGTTAGGTTATCTGCTAACTTTACATATGAAAGTTTATTGTCAAAACTAAATGTACAACCTTCAATGACAGATCCTTCTTTATAAATTGATCTACCAAATTTAGAAATTTGATCTTGAAAAATAGATTGTGTTTGGTTTAGCTCTCTTGTTTGAAGAGCAACACCTGGCTTATACAGAATTCTGTAAAATTGAGCTGTTTCATCAAAATCGTCGAAGTAAGGCTTACGAGATAGTTGAGTTTCTAATGTCATTATTTCCTCTAAAACTTAATTATCAAATTTACTTTTTCATTTGATGTGTTTGATCTATTAAATGGTTGTATATTATTTACATAAAGCACAGTTCCAGATTCTCTAACCAAATCAGGCAATGTTATAGTATTCGCAACATCATTATATCCTTTAGCGCCAGAAGCAGTTATAGAATCTCTATCTGAGCCAATACCTGTTATATAATATACAACACCGCCAGTTAATGGATTAATTTGAAACGGTTTAGGACCATTTATATCGCTTAATATTAATACAGGATAAATTGTCGAAACGGTTGCTGTAACTCCACTATCATTATTTATAGTGTCTCCAGAATAAAATACTTGATCTGGCACATCAAAATAATTGGCAGCTGATAATTTCAAGTATGAAGTATTAGCGAATATAACTTTCGCAGTTCCTCCGCTACTTACATCAGTAATATTATCACCAATAATAAATTCGCCACCAGATAAATTATCAATGATTAAATCGATGTCTTGGTATTGATCTATAATTCTACCATTCGCATTTGTTACATCTTGCTGAACATATTCAAAATCAATATATTGACCATAAGAATAAGTTAAAGTAACACGAGCAGTTTGATTAAAACGACGACCGAATGTTGTTGTAGCATCTGTAGAACCATTACCTGTATAAATTGATACAACGTTAGCATAGGTATTTGATGAATAATCGATTATAGTATCGTTAGCATCAAAAGAGCCACTTACATTAGATAATTTAATTACCTGAGTCATAGTATCATAATTGATATTTGCATCATCTGCTTCGTAAATTGTACCAGTTGCACCAGCTTTTACTTCAGAAACGATTTCTACATTTGCCCCAACGATTGCAAAATAATTTACATTAGCAGCAATAACGTTGGCAGTGTAGAAATTTTTATGACCTATGATAGTATCACCAACGATATTAGTTAACCAGTTACCGGAATTAGATATATCTTGTATCTCAATATAATCACCTGTTGGTGTAGTATAAGAACTGGTCACAATACCAGCTGGTTTAGATGTACTATTTCCAGTTTGTGTTACTATTTCGCCTTGATTAAAAGTACCTGTTTCATTTTGGATCAATAAATGCATTCTATCGAATGTATCCATATGAACTGTTACTTCATTAAACTTTGGATCTTCAATAAGACCAATTTTTCTAAAGCTGCCTTTTGAAGGAAATACAAAACCTTCTGTTCCATCATATGATACAGAAATACCTGCATAACGAGAACCTAATTCTTGTTCTGCATCAAAACCATGACCATGTATTGGCGAAATGACGGGAGCAAGTTCAGCACCTTGACCATAATGTGTATTTGCTGTTACCGCTAAATTAGCATAGGTATAACCCATACCAGTATTAACCATAACAATAGAAGAAACAGAATTTGTTACTGGATCAATAACAGGATACGCTTCAGCTCCTTCACCATCACCAGTAATAGTAACAGTTGGAGTGATCAAATATTCTGTCGATTCATTTGGAGTATAATAAGCATAAATTAAAGATGCATTAGCTACTTCAGCTCTTAAATTATCTGAAGGTCTAACATGAATAGTTGAGCCACTGTGGAAACGACCAGAAGGATTACGTATAGTAATATTTGGGTAACTAGTAATTGATGAGATAGTTGTTTTTAACAAAGATTGGCTGCCGAGTAAATACTGTCCTGTAACAAAATCAATACCTGTTTTATTATTGATAATAACAGTAGTATTATTCGAATATGTTATAGTTCCGTTAGCGCCTTGATAAATATTGTTAACATCAACAAGATCAACATTTTCACCAATATAAAATTTACCATTTAATCTACTTGGATCGGTTATCGTTATTTCTAATCCTTTAAGGTTAGTATCGTATACATAACCTGTTGCGTTTACAGCAAGACCGATAGAAACAGGAGTCATAGCTGTGGACATTAAATAAAATGGGCTTCTTGATAATGATTCATTAAAATTAGTTAATGGATCAACAACCAACTGAGTATCAGAAATAATTTGTGTTATTCTTCTCATATTAACTGTAGGATACGTACCGATACGAATATAGTTACCTACAGCAAGATTAGTAAACGTTGTCCCAACACCATAAACATTGTTATCTCCAGTTTCCATAGAAACCGTACCAGTTTGTACCGCACCAGTTGAAGCTGAATTATAAATTGGATAGTCTAATTCAAAACTAGCATATGGATTTGGTTGACCTGGTGTTGCACCAAACCCTCTAAAAAGTAACTGTGTTTGAGTTTCTTGCATTTCAACTACAAGAGAAATATCATTTGCTGAAATAACAGTACCAGTTGCTAACGAATCGCTTTGAATGATTATATCACCCTCATTAAAATAATTAGCAAGGTGAATGTAATCAATTTTATGGAGTTTTTGTGTTACTGTTTGTCCAACGATAATATTTTCACCACCAACAATATTTTCTAAATGTAAACGCGAGTAAACATCAAAAGGCTCTGTTACTCTAACAGTTTTTGCATTTCCATCAGAAGCACCAATTTTTCTAACCTGACCAGAACCAAATCCAGTTTTAAGATAAATTGAAGATCCTTTATAAAAATCGTTATTACGTGAAAAATTATTTCTGGCTGAATTGTTAGCTAGTTGAAGAATCGATGGGCTAATAAAAGCGTCGATAAATCCATTCGTATAAGTTGTATAACCGTTACCGCCATTTACAACACGAATATGATCAATGGTTCCACTAACAGCATTAGCAACAACATTAGCATTTTGAACCAATGGTATATATTCATTAGTAGTAAATTTTGTGTAAGCGTCAATTGATGCAGTATACATATATTTCCAAACATAACCATCAGATGTTTGAAACGTACCAGATGTCGCTGTTATGATTGGTTTTGTTGTAGAAGGTGCGCCGTAATTATTGTCAATACACTTATATACATTTTTTTCATTAGTAATAACATAAAACTGTTTTAAATAAAGGTATTCATCTTCTTGATCATATTGATCATATACAGTTCCAGAAACCCAATCATATCTTGGAATCATATACGAAATATCATAAGATGTTATTTTTTTACCATAGACGATATCATCATATGCTGTTTGTTCGTATGAAGCAATACTAGCAGTAGCAGCTGGAGGATTATTATCATCTGCCCATGGATTTGGTTTACCGACATAAACATAATATGATTTGCTAGAATTAGCAACGTTTTTAACAAACGAGTCAATAATATCATTATAATGCTTGATTGTTAATGCACCAGTTAATACAGTCATTTCGTTGCTCTATTCCTTATAATACTTTTATATTTATAACAAATTATGTAGAAGATATTGTCTGCCATGCAGCTCCAGTAAAAACACAAAGCTTGCTAAGTGTAGTATCAAATACAACCAACCCAGCAGCTGGCGATGATATGGCGTTCTTCTGAGTTGTCGTCATATTCGGGAAACGAACACCCTTTGTTGTTGATTGCACGTCGAGAATTGCGCTGGCGTTCGGCGAACCCGTCCCAATTCCCACGTTGCCGGAGGAGTCGATGCGCATACGTTCGCCACCAGACACTCCGTAATTATTAGTGGCAAATGTGATGTAACTGCTAGACGATGCTGCTCCCGCGACTGTACTAAAACCAATGTTTGCGCGAT